CGAAAGACTTGCAGATGTGTCTATAATATACAGTACATCATTGTTATCAGCAACAGTAATTGGGTCTAAATTTGATACTTTTGTATCTGCCATGTAATTATTTAATTAAATGACTTTGTTATTAAACTAATTCGTTAAAATCTGTACCTGTTTTTGTTGCGTAGAAATTAACTAATATAAACTCTGCAGCTCTTGTTGGCTTTAAGTATATATCAATTCTTAATTCATTTGAATCAATAATATCAGGTGTATTATTTCTTTCGTCACAAATAATTAGATAATCATATAAACCTTCTGTATTTTTAACATTCTCAAAAATTGGTGTTAAAGTATTAACAACTCTTGTTCTTGTTAAAAGTGTATTAGGTTCAAATATAAAGTTTCTAACTGTATTCTTAGTAGCTTTTTCAAGATATAAGAATAAGCGTCTAACATTAATTCTATCAAATGCACTTGGTAATTTTTGAAGGGTCTTTTGTCCAAATACAACAGGTCCCTCAACTGGGAATGATGGAATTGGATTAACAGATATCTTATATAATTGATCTCTTTGTTTTTGTGTCGGTGATAATGCTAATCCTGCTGCACCTGTTAATCTACCTCTAGAAAAACCAGCTGGTGCAAACCAAGGATCGAAATTAGCATCTGAATTTGCCATTATAGCTGCAAGATAACCAGATGATGGGCAATATGATAGACCACCATAAACTGAATCTGTACTTTGTATCCATTGACCGTAAGTAGCTGCAAAACTGGTATTAACCATACCTGCAAAGGCTTTAATCGGGTTTAGTATATCTCTAGAAAAGTTCTTATCACTATCTTGTAAGGTTAAGAAACCTTCACCTTGAACGAAAATTGATCTTGGTAAGTCAGCAATAAAAATATGATCCTTTCTTCTAAATTCAGCAAATGTTGTGAATCTAGTTATAACTTCATTCCAAGAACTTTTATAATCTATAGATTGTTGACTTACTGATTGGTCTGTATTTCTTGTTGATCTAAAACCACTAATTGCCGGTACTGCTGATGTATCATCATATACTTCAGTATTTAAAGTTTGTGCAGTTGAATAAATTGTAGATAAACCTCCATCAACTGTAATATCGATATCAAATCTTTCTGCATTTTCTACTGTATCTAATAACCTATCAATCTTTTCTGGTACATTACCAATTACCTTAGTGCTTAGATCTGTATTTGAATGAGATCCAAGTGCAAATAACTTATCAGCTCTACCTAGAAGAGCATCTACGTTAGTAATATGAGCTTTAAGTGCAACTTGTGTATTATTTGTACCTCCATATGCAGCTGAAAGTGATGGCCACCCGCTATCTATATTATCAGATAATGTTTTGTTGGAAAGGAATCTAATATTAGTATCAGGTTTACCTTCTGCATCTAAATATGTTGATTTTGTCCTATTACTTAAAAAGTCGTTAACCAAAATATCCATTGTAGGTAATTGATCTGATGTTTCAATTCTGAAAGGAACAGCTTCTCCACCTAATACATCATTTATTTTTCTATGGTAATCAGTTGAACCAACAACTGTTTGATCTAAAGTAAGTGATAATTTAATTGTATTCGTAGTTGCAGGTGTTGCTCTTAATCTGAACAACCCGATTGATAATACATCATTAAATTCTTCTGATTGGATGTCGAAATCAGTTAAATTCTCCATTATTTCAGAAATACTGCCATCGCTATAACCAAATGTATTACTATTATTATCAGATTTTGCTGTTAATTGATTCTCAAGTCTGGTTGTCGGTAAATCAATAAATGATTCTGCCGCCATACTAGTATTACTGCTTTCCAATGCTTTTGTTAAGGTTTTAATACTATTAATACCATCGAAATCGGTAGCAGGATTTAGGTTTGTATTATCAATAGCACCAAAATAGTAACCTTGGAATGATTGATCAATCGTTGTTTGAGCTTTATTAATAACTAAAAATGCAGCTTTACCTAAACTTGCTAAGGTTCCAAAAGTTTCAGAACTTTCATCAACCCAATCAAATCCATCTTTTTGGTAAATTTTGAAATATGTATCTTGGTCAATTGTAAAGTGTTCAGGTTCACCAATTAAAACTGTACGTGTTGAAGATACATGCCCTGTATTGGTAAATCCTGCCAATTTAGTTACTGTATTTGCACCATCATCAATCGAAACAGCAGATGCAGGGTATGCTAAAACACTATAATTATTACCAAACCCTATTCCTTTGTTATCACCGTAAGGCATTCTGTAAACGAAAATATTTGCTGGGCTCTGAAATAAAGCATTAGCTGTGCTTGACAGATATAATTCTGCAGGAACTGTAGGATTACCGTAGATATCATTGAATTCACTTCGTGAAGTAACCTGAATAACTTCATCGGTAGGACCTCTATCAGCAAAACCTGTTACTAAAACGTTAGTACCTGCTGGGACCACAGGTCTTACAGATTGGTCAATTTCTTTAATTTCTACACCGGGAGATTGTATTGTACGTGCCATATACTATTATTTATGGCATCCCGGATAAAGAATTATACCAATTCAACTAATAACTGAGAGAACGCAAATTCAAAAGTGGTTTCAATTTCACCTGGAGTGCGATAGTTGTAGCTTATACCACCTAAACTGACAGGAAATGCATCGGTGTAAGTAAATTTAATTTTATTTTTATCAAACTCATCTAACGCGTAAAGAGTAATATCTGTTTGATATAAGTCTGGAGAAGTAAGGGTTTTATTCATATTTCTCTCTTTTGGAGACACTTTAGGAACTGTTACTATATCTTTTCCGTTAAAATGTGATTCCTTTTCATCATTTAAAAGGTCTAACCATTTATATATAACCCAATAATTATTAAATTCATTATCTATAGTAAAATTTACAGTAAGATTATCGTAAACTGGTCTAGTATGTTTAGAAACTTTATAAGCCTGGCCCGCATAACCTAATGTTTCTGATGGTACAGCTATACTTGGTACAATTGAACCGTATACAGAAAATTGTAAACTGTTTTCAATTATTTTAGTATTTTGTCTTGAACCTATATATTGTTCGCTGATTTCTTTCAATGCAGGTGGTAAGTTTAAAACAAGTAAAAACTTATCTAACCTACTTTTATTAAACTGTGATTGATTTATTGTCCCCATACTTTAAAGCCTTGCATATGTAATTGATCTATTTCACTATTAGTATTAGAAGCGTTACCTATAATAACTGGTAGTGTATTGTTAAACCCGCTTTTTTCATTAGTATATAAAGAAGTTGGGTTCATAAAGTATTTAATGCCAAAATCCATTTGCTGCAATTCTAAAGGTCTATTATTTGTATCCTTTTTTATAACTTCAAAATATGTCTCAACAATATCATTATCAAGTATAATTAAGTTCCACATCAGTGAGGTGACTAAATCATCATGATAACCCTTCTTAGCGTTCCATGTACCGTTCGGAGCTTTTACGTAGTTTTTTAACTCTTTTACTGTTCTTACATCATTTATCTGCACTGAATCGAGTTCATTAATCCAATACCGCATATTTGTAACTGCTTTATATTTTGTATTGGTATGAGATATTATACCCAATTGTTGTTTTTTCCTATTAGCTAGAGAACCACCCCATGAAACTATATTTTCATAGTCATGGGTATTTTTTAGTATATCAACTACCTGACCACCGCTATTGTTTCTTTCAACGCATACCAACGGGTTACCCCAATGTTGCAATATTTCATAAACCTTTTCAGTAAAGTTATATGGGGATATTTCATTGTTATGATATACTGCTACTTGTTTAATATTAGTTAAATCGGTATAATCTAATATTTGAACTACCGATGCATCTTTACCTAACCCTTCAGCAGTATCCACGCTTGCTATATATATACCATTTTCTTGAGGTTCATCCCAAAGTAAATATTTACCATCATCGAAAACAAATAATGGTTCTTTAGTTTTACTTTTCAACTTATCAAATATTTCATCATTGACTGAGCTTTCCCCTGATGCGATAAATTCACAATTAAATTCTTGTTCAAACGCTTCTCTACTACCAATACTATTAATAGTTTGTTTTCTCCATTTTTCGTCTCTACCAGGGACTTCATTCCATAAAATTTTATCACAAGCCCAATCGTTTTCACCATTTTCAGCTCCTGAATATAATTTATAAAAAAGATTATCGGTACCATTTGCGGTAGATGCTATAAAAATTTTAGATTTTTTAGATGATGAAACGATTGGGTATACTGATTTCCAGAAATCTTCAACTAAATGTGGTTCAATAAAAGCTAGCTCATCTAGAATTAAGCAGTTAACAGACTGACCACGAGCCGCTGTACCAGTGGTGGTAGATATACCTATCTTTGTACCGTTTGCTAATAATATAGAAGTTTTACCATATTCTTTAACACCAGGTTTTAACCAGTTAGGTAATTCTTCATATGCTAATCTTATTCTGCTCATTATTTCTAATGCTGTACCT